CCAATCCTCACAGAAGTACGCACATGGTTTAAAGACAAAAGTCTTGAAGATATGGGTCGCAAGTATTGGAAAAAGCGTTCATATATCATGCAAGGTTTTGTGCGCGAAAACCCAATTGCTGATGACAAAAGTGAAAAAGCAATTCGACGCTTTATTATTGGTCCTCAGATTTTCCAGACTATCAAGTCAGCATTGATGGATCCGGAGTTGGAAGAACTTCCAACTGACTACGAGCGTGGCCTGGACTTCCGCATTAGCAAGACCAGCAAAGGTGGATACGCTGACTATTCCACATCAAAGTGGGCTCGCAAAGAGACTCCACTTACAGCACAGGAAGCAGAAGCAATTGAATCACAGGGTTTGTATAATCTAGGTGATTTCTTGCCAAAGCGTCCAGACGAAGAAGCTCTTAAAGTAATGAAAGAGATGTTCGAAGCCAGTGTTGATGGACAAAGCTATGACGCAGAGCGTTGGGGCAACTACTTCCGTCCAGCAGGTATGGCAGCACCACAAGGCTCCTCGGGCTCAGAACCAGCGGCGCCAACAGCACCTGCAACAGCAACACCAGTTACTGAAGCGGAAACAGTGCCTTTTGAAGTTGCACCAGCAACTCCGACTGCACCAGTTGAGACACCTGCTCCAGCAGCAGATAGTAGCAACAAAGCAGAAGACATTCTTGCTATGATTCGTAGCAGACAGTCTGCATCCTAACTAGCAGTGAGGGCAGGGATTTTATTCCCTTTTTCTCCCTGCCCTCATATTTGCATATATACGATCATAAACTAGGAGAACACAGTGGCAAAACCATTTGACGTAAGCAAGTTCCGCAAGGACATTACAAAAAGCATTGACGGGTTGTCAATTGGCTTTAACGATCCCACAGACTGGATCAGCACAGGCAACTATGCACTAAACTATTTGATTTCGGGCGATTTCCACAAAGGTGTACCTTTAGGCAAAGTTACAGTGTTTGCTGGAGAATCAGGCGCAGGTAAAAGTTACTTTGCCTCGGGTAACATTGTAAAGGCAGCACAAGAGCAAGGCATCTTTGTTGTACTAATCGACAGTGAGAACGCACTGGACGAAAGTTGGCTACAAGCACTGGGTGTTGACACAGACGAAAGCAAACTGCTTAAACTTTCAATGAGCATGATCGATGATGTTGCTAAAACAATTTCAACTTTTATGAAAGACTATAAAGCATTAGCCGACGGCGAACGCCCAAAGGTACTGTTTGTAATTGACAGTTTGGGTATGTTGCTTACACCCACTGACATTAACCAATTTGATAGCGGTGATCTCAAAGGTGATTTGGGTAGAAAGCCTAAAGCACTAACAGCACTGGTGCGTAACACTGTTAACATGTTTGGCAGTTACAATGTGGGCATGGTATGTACCAATCACACATATGCATCGCAAGATATGTTTGATCCTGATGACAAGATTTCGGGCGGACAAGGCTTTATCTATGCTAGTAGTATTGTTGTTGCAATGCGCAAACTCAAACTCAAAGAAGATGAAGATGGCAACAAGATTAGTCAAGTAAAAGGTATTCGTGCAGCATGTAAAGTTATGAAAACACGCTATGCTAAACCGTTTGAAAGTGTACAAGTTAAGATTCCTTATGAAACTGGCATGAACCCGTACAGTGGACTTGTTGATCTTGCTGAATCAACTGACCTGCTTAAAAAGTCAGGCAACAGATTGAGCTTTATCAGAGCAGATGGCAGCGAAATTATTCAATTCCGCAAAGCATGGGAACGCAATGAAAATGGTTGCTTGGATGAATTAATGCTAGAGTTTACAAAACTTGCTAACGAGGTAAGTATTCCTGACGAAACTGAGGCACCAGCTGAAGTATTTGTAGACGAAATCGAAGAAGAACAGGAGTAAACAACAAAATGTCATTAGAGCTAGCTGCAATGGTGTGGAAAGAATGCCGCACTTCAATAATTGACAATGGCGATATTAGGGAAGCTGCTGACGGAGTAGTAGCAATCTTAATGGAACATCACAGCGCCGATGAAATCAGAGATGCATTTAAATTTGATGGTGCAATCAAGATGGCTGTTGGTGATTATCTTGGGGTACATGATGAGGACGACATCGAAGAGGAAGAGGAAGATGAACTGCTTGACCAATTCAATGATGACGGCGAATTTGACTACGACGAGTATTAATACACATGTGGTATAGCAAGGTAACAAACAATCTTGGCAACATTCCTGGCTTTATTACACATTTTGAAGCTGAACTGGAAGTTGCTAAAAGTGAGTGCCGTGTCGGCGGCCTCATTGAAAAAAACATCAAAGCATTACCAGGTATCACTGAGCATCGTTTCAATCAACTACAAGAGATTGAAGCGGTGCTTAACTATCTCAACATACAACTACGCAAGATCAGACGCAAGCACTTTCAAAAGTATTTGGAAGGATATGCCCGTGCATTGACAAGTCGTGATGCAGAAAAGTATGTTGATGGCGAAGATGAAGTTATTGACTTTGAAACACTGATCAACGAAGTTGCATTGTTGCGTAACAAGTATTTGGGCATCATGAAAGGCCTAGACACCAAGCAGTGGCAAATGGGTCACATTGTGCGTCTACGCACAGCAGGCATGGAAGACGTTCAGGTATAATTTCTACTTGCTCTTTATAAACGGCATACATAATAGTAAGCAATTGTAAGGGTAATAATCAATGAGTTCATTTGGCAGTCCACACGAAAAGCATGAACACAGTTTTAAAAATGTACTGAGTTACATGTATGAATATGATGATTTTATGGACAGTGTTGGGCGTGTCATTGATCTTGGCTGCGATGTTGAAGCAACTGATATGTTATGGTGGGCAAATGCTACCACACGAGACGAAACACAAACTCCACTAGGAATTAAATGTGTTGGCGTTAACACATTTGAAAAACTCAATGTCAAACATAGTAGCATATCATATCAAAATCATGACATTGAGTCATTGAACCGTGTTAAAAAAACATTTGACATAGTATGGTGTTATGATCAATTGCAGTACTTGTTAAATCCATACCAAGCACTGTCAAATTGGTGGCATATTGCAGAAAAAGATGCTATGTTGGTTATAGCAGTACCACAAACTGTTAACACAGAATATCACATTCAAGAATACAATCTGTCGTTGGGTCACAAGTATCACTATACCATGCCTCAATTGATCTATATGCTGGCTGTTAGTGGCTGGGATTGTCGCAGCGGATTCTTCAAGAAAACACCTGGAGATCCGTGGCTGTATGCAATTGTTTACAAGAGCAATGTCGAGCCAATGGATCCAAAAGAAACCAACATTTACAAACTCGTAGAGCAAACTGAATTGTTGCCTCAGTGTGCAGTTGATGGCATTCACAGATATGGAAAACTAAGACAGCGCGATTTGATACTTCCATGGCTGGATAAGAATATTACAATTATGGAGAATCACTAATGGGAATCAAAGCAGGCAAAATTTGGGGCAACACTGAACTTATTCATGCAAATGGAGTGGTTGAGTTTCATCGCATTGAATTCAAAAAAGGGTTTAAATGTTCAGAACACGAACACAAGTATAAGTGGAACGGATTCTTTGTTGAGTCGGGCAAGATGATTGTGCGTGTGTGGCAAACAGCAGATCAGAAAGGCCTAGTTGACGAAACTGTGCTTAACGCAGGTGACTTTACACAAGTAAAGCCAGGCTTGATACATCAATTTGAGGGCGTTGAAGACGGTGTAGCATTTGAACTTTACTGGGCTGAATTCAGTCACAACGATATTGTACGCAGAACAGTTGGAACCAAAACAAAATGAAAACCAATGTGTTTTTGAAAATTGACAGAATGGATATGCATGCAGTACATTGCTTGCGATTCTGGTTGGAAACATTCAAAGACTATCCCACTTGGATACTGTGTGATAGAACTGAAGAAGACGGCAGTCGACCTAGAATACTGGACACTTGTTTTGTTGACTATCCACAAACAAAGTTTGTTGCCAGTGATAGAAGTTTGGTAAGCTATCTAGCCGAACTCAAGCCTCGCAAACGCAATATGGCAACTGCTAACCTAACAGGTTTTGAACTTAGCCGCGGCAACAGCGATTGTTTTTGGATGATTGATGCAGACGACACACAGTTCCTAACACACCGTTGGGACGCACTCAATGAAAAATTGCACAATGCTGAAAATTATTTGGCAGAACACAAACTGGACGGATTCAGTTTGGATTTTTACAGCACACACAATGCTGGATGGACATTTGGAGTAGCACTGTTTCGCAGCGATCTAAACTGGACTGAGCTAACACAAGTTAAGGGTTCAGAAATGCGCGACTTTATGTTTCCACGCAACATTGATGCAGCATTTCATTGCATGAGAGAACGTGGTGCATGGAAACTTGAAAGTTTTGTGTTCTCTGGTATGAGCTTTCAGCATGTGTACAACAACTATCCAGATATGGTCAATGGAGTATACTACTGGAACAAAGGCAAACTGTGGGACATTCCACTGCCCGAGCGGATTGTGAGTATATAATGCAATGGGAACGTCTTGCTAATTTACCAATAAACAGCTATCTTGATGTTGGAACAAACGCAGCACAATTTTTTCAAGAGTTTTGGAAAATGTATCGAGGTATAAGAGTTGAATTTATTGAAGCAAATCCATGGTGTTGTAGTAAACTAGCAAAAAGATTTAAAAAGATTCCA